CAGACCTCGACCCGGCCCTATACGTGCCCGCCACGCTCCCTATCGCTACTCAGACCAGACCAGCATCGCAACCACGCACACCAAGACCACGCACACCGCGCGCACGGCAGACCAGCACCACAGACCAGACCATCGCCGAGGAAACCCCACAGACCATCGCGACCGAGGCAGCCCACGAAACCACAACGGCCGCCACAACCGTAGAGACGACCGAGACCACCACCGACATGGATCAGACCACACCCGAGGCGCTGCCCCAGACCAGACCGGCACCGCACACCACAGACCAGACCAGCAAGCTCGCGCTCCTACCACCGCTAGCGTCTCTCGGACTGTCCGCGATCATGCAGGTCATCATCGTGACGGACCTACTCGGGAACGCGCTCATAGACCGGTATGACACCAACCGCGACGACAAGCTGATCTTTTTCGGGCTCGCCGTCCTATTCGGGGTCGGTATCGCTACCGCGCTGGAAGGCTCCGCCGCGTACATCCTCGACCTGTACCGGCGGCACCTCCTTGCACAAGACTCGACGCTGAGTCTGCGTCTGCTCCTGGTGGTGTACGTGTCCGGGTCCGCTGTCATGATCCACTGGTGGGCAGATAAGCGCGGCCTCCCGTGGGAGCTAGCGACCGTGCTGTCCGGTCTAGCCGCATCATCAATCCTGCTATGGATCATGGGCGCGAAATGGACCAACCGCGAGACTATGCGCAGAAACGGACAGCTAGACCGCGCTATGCCCCGTCTATCGACCGCCGCGAAAGTTTGGCATCCGGTCCGCTGGGTCATGACTCTGTGGCTGACTAGCTGGGAGCCTGCGCAGACCACGGCGGAGGCGCGGTCTAGGTATGCGGCATGGTCTGCGGACCGGGAGGCGCGCCGTGCGGGCCGGAAGACCAAGGATGCTTGACGGACCCGTAAACCGTCGCTAGTCTAAACACACAAACAACCGCCACAAAAGGAGACCACAATGGCGAAAATCCCAGGCCAGAAGCCCCGCAACGACGACATCAGCAAACAGACCAGAGACCAAATCATGAAGGAAATCGAGAAAGCCCAAGCCGCAGACCACTGCACCGAAACCCGCAAAAACGACCGCCGCCGCTAACCACAGGGAGGGAGCCAATAAGCTCTCTCCCCCACCACTAGGAGCACGCACCATGCGCGAACGGATCGCCGCAGGAACCCGCATCAACGGCCACCACACATACAAGACCACCCCAGACCGTCTAGCCCAAGCACAAGCCCAAAAAACCACCCGCGAACAGCAAAAAGCCGAAAGGAAAACAAAATGACCATCACCCGCATACTTCTGGCCATCAACATCGCCGCCGTGGTCATCAACACCGCACTAGCAGCCAAACACGCAGTACAAGGCACCAACTGGATTTTCAACGCGGCCATCGCGCTGCTAGCAGCCTCCGCCGCTATCGTCCTCACCCGCACACACCACTAGGAGCACCGATGACCACACAACAGCCACGCTTCCCCGAACCAGACTTCGGCACATCAAGCGACCTACGTCAATTCTGCAACCAAGCAAGGCGCGCCTGCCACGAAGCCTCCATGACACTCCACATCGGCGCGGCCGAGATGGAAGCCGCACTAGAAACCATCGGACAAGAAACCGGACTCATGTCCCGCATGATCCGCCGCCGCCGCGCCAAAAGAGTCGCCCGCCACATGAAACACGCCGCCGACCTCATCGCCCAAGCCGGAGCCTCATCCGTGCGCACATGGTCCGCGTTCCGCGCCGAATACCAAGCTGAACTGACCCCCAACAACGTGCGCGGCGCGCGCCGCACCATGAAGGTGGTGCCAGAATGAGAAAAGGTCGTACGCGCCACACAGACACCACCACCTACTACGGGTCAGCTCACCTACGGCCCTACATAGCCCCCTGGGCCACCTGGGGCGCCCTGCCTGCCGTAGGGACTATCACACACGCCATGGCCTCCACCAGCGTCACAGCAGGCGTAGCCGTAGGCGCAACCTCCGCCATCACCGCCGCTGGGCTCACCGCATTCGCGCACCGCGTATACCGATCCCGAGGCGAATCAATCCAACTCCAAGCCACCGCCACCACTGCCGCCGCCGGGGCCTGGACCCTATGGGCCACCGCGTCCGGACTATGGCAGACCACCAGCGGCCACGGATGGAACCTCCTCGCCTGGATCGGCGGCGTATTCCAACCATGGCCGTGGGGAGCATGGGCACTCATCGGGCCAGCTTTTGCCGGAGCGTGGACCATACGCCGCATCGCGCAGACCAGCACCACAGACCAGACCGCAGACCAGACTGGTCTCCTCGAAAAAGTCCGCATAGCCGGTCGGGTCCGTAAAGCCGAACTGGAGGCTGGAGGAAACCGGGTCCGCGCCGAAATCGAGGTAGCACGCGGAACCCACACGATAGGCGACGTGCAAAACTCGATCGGCAACCTAGCCTCAGCGCTAGGGGTCCGGACCAGCGCGGTCCGCGTCATCCCAGACCCAGACGACGCCGCACGCGGAACCCTCACCGTCACACCCAGAGACCTGCTCGCACAAACCATTCCATGGCCCGGACCGTCCGCACCCGGAGCCAGCATCACCGAACCCATCAACATCGGCATGTATGAGGACGGCGAGACCGCGCGCCTATGGCTCCCCGGAGACCACAAAGCCGGGCGGAACCTCGCTCACCTAGCGATATCCGGCATGAGCGGGGCAGGGAAAACCGAATCCGGCCTTGCTCTTCTGGGCGATGCGATGACCCGCCGTGACGTATCCGTCATTTACTCAGACCCCGTCAAAGGTCTGCAATCATGCGAACCGATCGCTCCCGGTCTCGCGCTACTACTCACAGACCAACAGACCGCAATCGCCGGACTGAAAGCGCTGAAAGTCGCAATCTCGGCGCGGACCACTCAGCTAGGCCGCTATGGTTTCAAACAGTGGGAAGCCCGATCCGCCCTGCCGATCGCACAAGGCGGGGCAGAGTTAAAACTCCTTGTCTACTGGATGGAAGAATCAGCTGCCCTGATCGCCGACAGCACCAGTTTTGTGCAGCTCACCGAGCAGGCGCGCAGTGCAGGTATCGTCCTCGTCCTCTCACAGCAGCGCCTCACCCACGACCGCATCGACACCAGCGCCCGCGCTAACCTCGGCGCGATGTGGTGCTTCGGCGTCCGCGACGATAAAGAAAAATATGGGTTGTCGGAATCCACGATAGAAGCTGGCGCGGCCCCATGGGCGTGGCGCAACACGAAGCCCGGCTACTCGTACCTCGAAGCCCCCGGTGTGCCGGAAGACCGCTGGTCTATCCCTATGCGGTCCTACTACACGCAGACCAGCGAGCTAGCCGCTGCGGTCCGACAGTACGCAAACCCGACACTAGACCCGACCACCGCCGCCGCTTTTGGCGGTCTGTACACCGACTATCAGACCGCCGTGCGCGAAGGGCGCGCTATCTGGCAGACCATGGGGCAGACCGCCACCGCGCTACCAGTCCACAAGCTGGCTACGGACCAGACCGAACCCGAGGAGACCACAGACATGGACCAAGACTCAGACGACGATGGTCTAGACCACCTCGACTTCCCCATCCCGCCACAACCCGAGCCCGGATTCCACGACGATATCGACCCCAGTATCGAGATCGAGGAGACCAGCGACGGGGAGCTGACGTTCATCAGCCCTCCGCCATCGCGGCCCCTCACCACCGACCAGGCACGCCACGCGCTCCGCGCCATGCTCCAAGCCATGGCCGATCGAGGCGACAGCGAGGTACGTACGAGTCAGCTAGTCGAATTCCGGCAGCACGTCGGACGTCAAGCCCCGTGGCTATCGAAAGAACTGCGCCGGCTCGCCGCCGACGGGGTCATCACTATCGAGCCGGATACAGGCACATACGGGCTGCATCCTCTCCGCGCGGTCGCGCTAACCGCCGTGTGATTTCCGCACGGTTTCCACGGCCGGGCCTCTACCCTTCCCCCCCTGGTAGAGGCCCGGAAACGCGTGGAAAAACACCCTGGAAACGTCTATGGAAACGAGGATGGAAACCATGGAAATGATCATCCTGGTTGGGTCGGTCATCCTGGCCGCATCACTAGGAGCAGGCATAGGCGGCCGTCGAGTCATCGCCCGCGCGCGGTACAACGCATGGCGTGGTTCTATCCGCGCCGTACCCATCGCGTTCCGCGCCGCGCGCACAGCGATCATTGATCTGCTCCTATACGGCGGTATCACAGTGATCGTGGTCGCCGCGTGGGTCATCCTGATCGGGGTGCTGATATGAGGCGTCGCGAGCGGACGGCCGTGTATGAGCTACGCGACAGATCCGGGAGGCTCCTGTATGTGGGGGTCAGTAATGATCCTCGGCGTCGGTTCGGGCAGCACGCGGACGATAAGTACTGGTGGTCTGAGGTTGACCACGGTCGGACCAGGGTCCGCTGGTATGGGTCGCGCGCACGTGCGCTACGTGCGGAGCGTGCCGGTATCTGGTCTGGCGGGCGCGGAACGGTCTACAACGTCGCCGGGAATCCTCGCCGCTCTGGCCTGCGACACCGGTCTGCTAGCACAGTGTGGTCTCGCGTGCTGTGGTCTGTGGTCCGGGTGTTGGGGTGGCGTGGGTGTCTGGTCGTTGGGGCGTGTGTGATCGTGGCGTGCGCGTGTTTGGGGGTTCTGCGCACACCGGCTTGACGGACCCGCAAATGGTCGCCCGCGATGGACTCCACACCATGGGAGCGCACGGCACGCACTAGTGATACGCTAGCAATCCCAAACAGTTAGGCCCCCTACGAGGCTATGAGGCTAGCCGTAGGGGGCCTAACTGTGTCAAGATCCCGTACCCTAGTCCCATGCTGCTACTAGAGCCGCACCTACTGGCCATATACACTCTCGCCGCTGCCTCAATCACCCGGCTGATCACCACAGACACCCTGCTAGAGAGACCGCGTGATGCGATCGTCGCGAAACTGGGCCACGCACTACAAGGACTTCCCGCGAAACGCGATGCGATCATCACCAGACTGGACGACCGTCCACGAACCCTCGGACGCACTGTAGCCACCATCGTCCGCGTGGCATTCAGCATCGCGCGCTTCCTGGCCTGGGCTATAGCCGAGATAATCACCTGCCCATGGTGCGCGGGATTCTGGGTATCCCTATCTGTCGTGGCTATCTACCCATACTGGGACACCACATCGATACTGATACCAGCGGTAGCACTAGGTATGCGCCTCGTCGCGGGCGTCCTGATAGATAGGTGAGGCGCATGGCATTACTGAAACCTTCCCCCTCTCCACCCCCAACACCAGCCGAACCAGCGCGCGTAATCACCGCATCATCAACCCTCGTCGACCTCGGACGCGGCAGCGCGTGGGCCGGATGGAAATTCGGTATCGGCGACTGGCAGGCCGAGGCGTGGCGACTGTACGACGTCGTCGGCGAACTCCGCTTCCTCGCAGGCTGGATCGGCGACTCGGTCTCTCAGTGTCGCCTGTATGTAGCAGACCTAGACCAATCCGGTGAAGAAACCGGAGAAGTTGACGACCCTCGAATTCTTTCCCTGGCTTCCGCTCCACTAGGGGCAGGTCCGCAGCGGGAAGACAACCTACGCCTCCTCGCCACCGGACTAGTCGTAGGCGGCGAATCGTGGATCATCGCCGAAGAAGGCGCGACCGGAAAACCCAAAAACTGGTGGGTAGTCAGCGGAACGCAGATACGCCGCGAAGGTTCCCTGATCAGCGTCGAGCGCCCCATACAGTACGGCGGCCGAGTCCTCACCCTGAGAGACGGCGTCGACCTCCTCATCCGAGCATGGCGACCACACCCGAACGCGATCCTGCAATCCGACTCGCCGACGCGCGCAGCTATCCCTATCCTTCGAGAAATCGAGCTACTAACGAAGCGAGAATTCGCCGAACTTGAATCACGCCTCGTATCGGCCGGAGTCTGGTTCTTGCCCGAGGGCCTCGACTTCCCGCGCGGCGAAGGCGATCCTGAGGGCCTTTCCGGTTTCATGGCCCTCCTGGAACGCGTTGCGTCCACCAACATTAGGGACCAGTCGCAAGCGTCCGCGATGGTCCCCATCATGACCACAGTCCCCGACGCGCTACTAGACCATTTAGACAAATTTAAAGACCCCGCTCAATTCTGGTCGCCCATCAGCGCCGAAATCATGGAGCTGAAAGAGCGCGCCATACGCCGGTTGGGGGCCGTGTACGAAACACCAGTAGAAATCCTCACCGGCGTAGGCGACACCAACCACTGGACCGCGTGGGCCGTAGGCGAAGAAGGCGTCAAACGGATCCGCCCGTACCTATCCACAATCGCCGACGCCCTCACGCGCGGCTTCCTCACCCCAACCCTCAACGAAGCCGGAATCGAAAACCCAGAACGCTACGCATACGCGTTCGACACGGCCCCGCTAGCAGTTCGCCCCAACAGATCCGCCGAAGCCCTGCAGCTCTCGGACCGGTACCTCATCACTGACGAAGTCGCTGTCACAGCGTCGGCTTTCGGAGCCGATCAGATGCCCAACGAAGACGAACGCCTCAAAATGCTGCTCTTCCGGGCCGTGGCCTCAGATCCGTCGCTACTCACCGACCCCGGAGTACAACAAGCCATCGGTATGCGCATATCAACCAGTGCATCACCGCAGCCAACGCCCACGCAGGCAATCGAACCCGTCGATATCGAGACGCAAGACATGCCGGAAGGTATCAACGACGGGCCACCAACACCGGAAGCGGAAGCGTCTAGCACGGTATTAGTCGCTACCGCGTGCGAAGCGACCGTGCTACGTGCACTAGAAATAGCCGGACGCAGACTCGCACGCATAGGCTCACGTCACCCATACACGGGCATCTCCTACGAGGCTCACCTGACTGTCGGACCCGTCACCGATTCCACCGCGCGCACCGCACTGACCGGGGTGTGGGATCACGTACCGCGTCTAGCGTCACGACTCGGACTAGATCCAGATGCGCTACGAGACCATCTAGAAATGTACTGCGTGGAGCTCCTCACACACGGGATACCGCACCAGGATGACCTCCTAGACGCGACGCTACGGACACTGAGATGACCGGCCCCGTGTGGGACGGCCACGGAGAAGACCCGTGGCTACCCGAACGCGTAAACAACCTCCTACGCGCACAAACGGCCGAGAATCTCGTCTACGCCACAGTGTGGGAGGAACTCTCCGCGTGGCTCGTTACCACGCTACGGCGCATACTCGGCGGACCTATGCCGCAACCCGAGGAAGTCTTCACGCAGACACCAGCCTGGGACACGGCGGTCACGCGCATCATTGAAACCGCGATCGTTCCCGTTATGGACTGGGCGTATGCGGGCCTGATGGGCGAAGGCTTCAGCTGGCGAGAGCGGGGAAGCATCACAAACTATCTACTCGGCGTGCGTAATCGTCTCTTGCGAATACCGGAAGAAGTGTTCGGCTTGGTCACTGGTCAGTTAGCGGCGGGCGTAACACTCGGGGAAGGCATCCCAGCACTAGCCGATCGCGTCGATAATGTTCTATCAACCACGAAAAGTGAACGTTGGCCTAACCGGGCTGTAGTCATCGCCCGCACCGAAACACTCGGAGCGCTTAACGCAAGCCGCACCGACGCCTTCAACGCCTACGCCGAGGAAACAGGCGACGAGCTGGAGCGGATCTGGCTCGCGACTGTCGATTCGCGTACTAGACCAGCACACCGCGCGGCCGACGGACAGCGAGTCGGCCTAACCGATCCGTTCATCGTCGGTAGCGAGCCACTCATGTTCCCCGGCGACCCATCGGGCAGCGCAGGCAACACGATTCAATGCCGGTGCACAACTCTGTTAGTTGAGCCCGGCGAAAGCATCGATCTCAGCAACCGGCAGTCCAAGGCCAGGAGGTAGTCATGGGTATCAGATTTCGGGTGCTGGCTTGCCCGATCGACGCATCAACAGGTGACCGGCGGAGGTTCGCCGCCGACGCGCTCACGCACCAGCCACTACCAATGCCACTGGGCTGGGTGCGGTCGGACGGGGAAGGACACGACGGCGCTGTAACTGTGGGAACAATCACCGACGTGGAAATGTCCGGCACTGACGTGTGGGTGACCGGCGAAGTGTTCGATGAGTCCGACCCCGGTATCACTGCATCGATCCTGGAAGACGCGAAATCGGCACTTTTCCTTGCCCGGCAAGGCGTCGTGGGGCCGTCCGTTGACCTAGACGACTTTGACGCGATGCCCGTACGCGCAGGAACAGACGCGCCGATTTCCCTTGACGATTTGGAAGACGACGAAACGGACGTGGAGCTGCTCGTCACTCGGGGCCGCATGAGGTCAGCAACCCTCGTTCGCATACCGGCGTTCGTGGAGACGAATCACTCTATGGAGTTCCTCGACGAGCGGCCTGAGGCCATCACAGCTTCCCTAGCGGGTGACACGGAACTTCCCGTCGTTGACGACCGCGAGCACGAGTGGGACGGATCTGGTGCCGCGCAACGGGTGTTCGACGCCTACTCGGCTGAGGATGGCAGCGTCGATCGGGAACGCGCCGCGCGCGCCTTCCTGTGGGTTGACGGTGACGGCACCCTCCGTGGTGACTATCGCCTAGGGTTCGCGGACCTCGTCGACGGGGAACTGCGGATCATCCCCCGTGGTGTAGCAGCGACCGCAGGTGGTCGGGGGGTAGACGCTACTGATCTCCCCGAGGAAGACAAGAACGCAATCAAGAGCCGCATCTGTTCCTTGTACGAGACGGTACGCGGCAAGTTCGAGGACTGGCCAGAATGCCCATTCGACCGGGAAGACGAATCTGCGGATATGGAAGAAGCGTCGGCGATCACCGCCACAGTCGGAACAGTGTTCGACTCCGCACTTTTCGTCCCACCAGTCACCCCTGACCGGCCGATACCTATCCGCTACGACTACGAGCGCGGGCAGGTCTACGGGCACATCGCCCCCTGGGGTGTATGCCACGAAGGGATCAAAGGCGCGTGTGTGCTCGCCCCGCGCGCTGGCGAAGGCAACTACCGCGATTTCCACGTCCACAGGGTCGAAACTGATGCTCGAACCGTGTACGCGGGCCGTATCACACTGGGCGGCGACCATGCGTCACGTGACGGAAGCCTCCAAGCGTCCCAGGTACGGCAGGTCTACGACCAGAAGGAGACCATCGCGTATGTCGTGGCTTCCGAAGACGAGCACGGGATTTTCGTATGCGGACCACTCGTCACAGACAAGCCCGTTCCTCAGGTGACAATCCCAACTCCGGCCGGAATCGTACGTGAACACGCCGTGTCCGGGGACTGGCGCGAAACCGTCAACGGCCTATCGCTGATCGAGGTGCTTGCCCTAGAACCAGGGCCGCCAGAGTCAAGCCGCCCCGGGTTCCCGATTCCTCGTATGCGCGTGGGATTCGCGGCTGGGCGTCAAGTCGCGCTCACGGCGTCACTCATGCCCCCGACCGTGGTCGAGGCACCAGACTCAGCGGAAGTTTTCCGAGCGACAGCTGAACGCCTCGTGCGCGAGGAACTCGCCAAGGCGACCTCCGCCCAGTCGACTAGGGTCGCTCTAGAACGGGAGATCTCGGCTAGTCATTGGCGTGAACTCCGGGACCTGATCGGGAGGGCTGTCTGATGTGTAGCTGCGGTAAGAAACGCGAACGGTGGATCGTCACATTGCCTGGTGGGCTGAAAGTGTCGAAGTCCTCGGAGTCTCAAGCGAACGCGTTCGCCGCTAAGCATCCGGGCGCGATCGTGCAAAAAGGCTGACAGTTGGAGCCTCTCAGCGTCGCGCTAGTCAGCCGGGATAACGGTGTTGGCTTGACCGTAGACATGCGTCTCCTCACAGAGATCCTGTCTACGGCAGGCCACACCGTGACGTGGGTTGACTGGCAGCGCCCGCACATGCCGCGCGTTGATGTGGCTATTTTCCTGGAACTGTGGAATCCCAGACTGGCCAGGTATGCGAGGAAAACGGTAGGTATCTTCAACCTTGAATGGTTCCAGCCGGCGTGGCGGCGTGACCTTCCGCGCATCACCCAACTGTGGGCCAAGTCCGTCGAATGCCATGAAGCATTCCAACGGATGCGTCTACGGAACAACAACTTCACGGGTTTTGCCTCACGGGATCTAGAAGACCTATCAGTTCCCAGGCAACCCACGGCGCTACACCTACGTGGGCACTCGGACTTCAAAAACACTCAAGCAGTTATCGATGCGTGGCGGGCCGATCCGTCATTGCCCCCACTAACGATCATCTCCGCCGTGCCGCTAGAGGTACCGCACTATGTACGCGTCCTGGGGCGCATATCAGACGAAGACCTACGACGCGAGATGAACACAGCCACGTACCACGTATGCCCGTCACGCGCGGAAGGGTGGGGACACTACATCACCGAAGCTCTCAGCGTCGGAGCTGTAGTGCTCACAACCGACGCATCCCCCATGAACGAACACGCCCGCCCTGGATGGGGAGTCCTGATACCGCCTGCGGAATCGTCGCCCCATGGCATGGTGAAAGTGCATTCCGTGAGCGCGCAAGCGATCGGCGACGCTATGCGTCGAGCGGTTTCGATCCCTTCTGATGAGCTGGCCAGGATGAGCCGATCCGCGCGCGCGCATTTCGAGCGCAGGAACCGGGAGTTCCGCGACACCGCGTTGAAACTACTAGAGAGGATATAGACATGTTTCTACAGGAGATTTTGACGGCCGAGCTTGACCGCTTCGCCACTGAGACAGGAAAAGACGCGCTCGACATCCTAGAAATAGGCACCATTCGCGGGGCTACCTCTAACTATGAGCGGGGCGACGGATGGTCAACCGTGGCTTTCGCACGCCGCGTGCAACAGCACGGCGGGAGTATCACTAGCGTCGATATCGACACTAGTACTGCGCAAACAGTCCTAGATGACTTCTTCCTCAGCCCGTATGTTGATCTAGTTGAAGAAGATTCGCTCCAGGTCATACGGCGGATGGGTCCGGCGCGTGGACGTACCGCGCGAAAGGTTGATGTGGTGCTTCTCGACGGCGCGAACGACGCGCAACGGACGCTAGACGAATTCCTTGTGGCTCGAAAGATTCTGCGTTCACCTGGCCTGATCATCGTCGATGACGTGGACATGAGTTCTCAAGAAGTCGTCAAGGGCCACCTGCTTGTTCCGCACCTAGACAGCGAAGGAATCCCATACCGGATCGTCACCCGCGAAGGCGACGGATTCAGCACTGGCGTGTTGGTGTTCCGCGTATGAGGCGAGGCGAGCTTGCCGTGTGGGCGTGGTCCGAGGGAGTCCAGAACTTTGGCGACGAACTCGGTCCCGCCATCCTGAAGCGTCTCGGCTATGAGGTTAGGCGGGTCGAGTCGATGGCCGACGCCGACTTGATCGCGTGCGGATCTATCCTGGAAGCCGCTTCTCGTGAAGCGCGCGACGACACGGTCGTGTGGGGTTCTGGGCTGATGCGCGACGGCGAAGCAGTTGATGTGTCACGGCTTGATGTTCGCGCGGTACGGGGTCCACTCACAGCGCGACTAATTGGGGTCGATGTCCCTACCTGCGATCCTGGATACCTCGTGCCGCACATCTATAGGCGGCCCATGGGCCGCCACCGGGTAGGGGTAGTACGCCACTACATAGACAAGCGCACCTACCCGTGGGCGGATCTCGTGATCGACGCCTCTGAACCCGTCGATACCGTGATTGACGCTATCGGCTCATGCCACACGATCGCCTCGTCCAGCCTGCACGGACTGATAGTCGCCGACGCGTGGGGAATCCCGACTATGCGGCTGCATCATCGGCGCGTAGCTGGAGGCAATTTCAAATGGGCCGACTACTTCGCGAGCAACCGTGATGTTGACCGGCTACTAGAGTGCCTACCATGACGGAGATCGTTATTGTTCCCGCGTGGCGCAGGCCAGCGTTTCTCGCCGCGTGCCTGCATCGGCTTACTCTGGCCGACGATCCGTCCCTGACGTACTGGATCAGTTTGGATCGTGGGCACACGCGTGATGTTGCGCAGGTCGCGTACGAGTTCGCGGCGCGTATGGGTCACGATCGCGTTCGTCTGATCGGCAAAAACCACCGCTTTGCCGGCAACTCCTTCAACATCCTCGACACGTATCGTGAGGCACTCACCTGGAAAACTGACCTGATTCACCTAGTTGAAGAGGACGTTCTTGTATCCCGCGACTACTTCCAGTTCCATCGATCAGCGCACGAGACAGCGCCAGATGTTTTCGCCGTTTCGGGGTGCCGTAGCCAGAACTACCGGAGCGACCCGCCCAATCACGACGATGCGGTATACCTCGACCACCAGTACCAATCGATCGGCGTGTCGTTTAGACCTGAGCAACTACGCCGCATACTGCCGCATCTAGCGCCGCTGTATTTCCGCGCGCCCATCGCGTATTGCCGCAAAACTTTCCCCCACTCGACGATCCCGGAAGGCAACGCCGAACAAGATGGCCTGCTGAACCGGATAGCCGAGAAGCACGGCCTACAGGTTGCTTACGCGTGTCGCCCCAGGGCATATCACGCTGGTTTCGTCGGCTACCACCGTAACGGGGCCGCGCTGAAAGGAACCGTGCACGAACAGGCATCGCAGATCCTCGCGATGGATAGCGCCGAGATGAACGCGGCCGCGCACTCATACCCCGATCACGCTGTCGTCTCACTAGATGAGCCCCTACCGAGAGTCTCGCGGATCATCACATGGCCGCATAGCTGATCATCTCTGCTACGCTCGTGCATGTACCTGGGACCGAGCGTATGCCGCCAGGACGCCGCATATAGGAGACGGCAGATGTTCACGCTCCCAGAATCCCTGACCGAGCTTTCCGCCGACGAACTCGGGAACCTCGTAACCGAGGCCCGCGCGCACGCGAACAAAGTCATCACGGAAACCCCCAACGACATCGATGCGCTTACCGCAGCGCGCGACGCGTTCGCCGCATTGCGTGCCGAGCAAGACCGCCGCGCGCAGGCCAGCACTCTCGCCGCTGAGCTTGCCGCGACCGTGGCCGAGCCCGAGACAACCGAGACCGAGGAAGCCGCGCCGGCTCCGGCCGAGGAACCTGCCGTAGTCACGGCCACCGTCGCGACTGTGCGTCGCTCCACCCTTGACGAGCCCGCACCAGGCGCACCCGCAGGTGGCGCGACCATGTACACCGCCCCGGACGTCCCCAACATGCCTGGAGGCCAACCGCTTACCTCTTTCGGGCAGGCTGTTGAGGCCGTAACGAACCGGCTCCGCTCGTACGTGAAGATTGCCCCAAAGGGACGTGCACCCGAGGCTCCGGCCACACCGGCCGGTACTGGGGGCATGTTCTCTCTGGATGTTTCGGGCCGCTCGTATGTGCGTCACGGGGCGGTGCGTCTCCAGCGGAACTTCCCCGAGGAACTGCGTATCACCACGGGTTCTGAGGCTGAAGTCGAGCGCGTAAAGGCGTTTGCTTCCAAGGAGCGTCGCCTTCCGGGCGGTTCTCTTCGCGCTTCGGCTCAGGCGCAGATGAAGGCCGGAAAGGCGCTCACGGCGGCTATCGGCTGGTGCGCACCCAGTGAGAGCATCTACAACCTGTGTGACCTGTCGAGCATGGATGGTCTGCTTGACCTGCCTGAGATTGAGGCAGCGCGCGGCGGTTTCAACGTGCCCGCCAACGGCGGCCCTGACTTCTCGGTTGTGTGGGACGGTATCGGTAACGCGGGTGATGTCATTCTCACCGAGTACGACATCATCAACGGGTCGTTGAAAGAGTGCTTCCAGATCCCGTGCCCTGACTTTGAGGATGTTCGACTCGACGCCGCGTATCTGTGTCTTACGGGTTCGCTGCTTCAGCGCCGCACATACCCAGAGGTTGTGGAGCTGTTCACGCAGGAAGCTATCAAGGCCCTGGGTCACAAGGTCAACGCGTCGGTTATCGCCAGGATCGTTGCCGCGTCCGGCGCGGCTACTGTTATCCCGGCTGACGGTGCCGGCGATGATGCGGCGTCTGGAATCCTTTCCGCTGTTGATCTGGCGGTCGAGGACATCAAATACTCGCAGCGCATGAGTCGAGACGTGACTCTTGAGGTTGTTCTCCCGTACTGGGCGCTTACCCAGATGCGGGCGGCTTTGGCGCGCCGTTACGGTATCGGCCGGTTGGACGTCACCGACCAGGCGGTGTTCGACTGGTTCGCTGTTCGTTCCGCGATGCCTCGTTTCGTGTACGACTGGCAAGACTCTTACACCGGCCTGAACACCGGGCCTGGTGGGGCGAGCCCGCTCACGGCGCTGCCTACCACAGTGCAGTTCCTGATCTACCCGGCAGGCACGTGGACAAAGATCGTTCAGCCGGTCGTGAACCTCGACACGATCTACGACAACGCGTTGCTGACCAGTAACGAGTACACCGCCGTGTTCGTTGAGGACGGCTTCAACGTTATCCAGACGTGCCCAGTGAGCCGCCTGTACACGGCGATTGCTGACCCGTCCGGTGTCGTCGGATGCTGCGCCTAACCAGAGGACTAGTCCGGAGGTAGCGGCATGGCGATGATCCCAGGGCCGCTGATCACAGGACCGGAGTCCGTCGCTAGCAGATACGGCCTGCTAGTGGCGGCCTCCGGGCCGATCAGCCTACCCGAGAAGGCACGCGGCGGCGGAGTGCGCTATATCCCCGTCACGTGCGGTGTAGCGCACACGTATCCGATTGACTGTTCTGGTGGCGCGGTCCTCACGCCCGACAAGGACGCCGACGAACAGAACCCGATGGTGGAGACGGGTTCGTTCGCGGCGTACGCGTCGATCGAGTGCGGAGCCATCGGCTACACGCAACAGGAATTCACTGATCAGGTTATACGCAGGCTGTACAACGGCGAACAGGGCGCAGCCGAGTACGCGCTGTGGTCTGGGCTAGGCGCGGACGGTAATCCGCTCGGGATCCAGAACCTAACCGATGATGCGGTAGCGGTCACGAACCCTGACGATAGCGATATCGTCGCGGTTCTCGCCGCGCTTGAGGATTACGCCTATCGGGTGCAGGGATACGGGCAGGTTGCCTACATTCACGCCCCGGCTTCGATGGCGGCATGGGCCAACGATCGGCACATCGTCGAAACCCGGTCAGGTGATCCTCGTAAGTACACGCCTTTCGGTTCGGTGTGGGTGTTTGGTGGCGGGTATCCGGGAACGGGGCCGGCTCATGCCGCGCCTCCCGCTGGTGGCGCTTACCTGTATGTGACTGGTCAGGTAACTGTGTGGCGGTCTGATGATGTGTGGACCTATCCGGTCAACCAGACAATGGACCGGGAAACCAATCAGCATTTCTTGCTATCGGAACGCGAATATGTGATCGGCTTCGATTGCTTCGCGGGTAGCGCCCTATTCAACCCGTTAGGGGGTTCATGATGGCTAACGTCGGATGCTTCAAACCGTTGCAGGGCGCGACTTTCCGTGTGACTCAACTTGATGAGTGCGGGAATCCGGTGTATGACGAGTGCTCGTATGCGGTGTCGGACGGTCAGACGCAGATTGAGTTGACGCCGAACACTACGGATGGGCAGACATTTCAGCAGCTCAACGCCGCTGGTGTGCCGCTCGTCAACCAACAGGCGAAGACGATCCTGAACTGGTTTGACTACACGGTCACGATGGCGGTGAAAGACCCAGAGCTGTTCTATCTGATGACTGGCGCCGATCTGTTCCTGGACTATGACGGCCTCAGTGCGGGTAACGTCATCACTGAGGACAACTACGCGGCAGGGAATTTCGCGCTGGAAATCTGGCTCGGTACAGCACAGCAGGAATGCCCGCCGCCGCCTGCTGTTCAGGCACCGTACTACGGGTACATCTTGTTGCCGTGGACGATTGACGGGAAGCTCAGCGAATCGATCACAGTGGCCAACGACCTGATCACGTACACGCTTATGGGCCGCACCCGAAAGGGCACGCCGTGGGATGTTGGCCCTTACGATGTGATGCTAGACAGCGATGGCCTCCCGGCCCCGCTGCCCAGCGCGGTCAGTTCCGGAGCGCACTACCTCGATTTGTTCACGCAGTTGCCACCTCCGGAGCCTGACTGTGGGTGCCTGACGCTGATCAGCTAACAGAGTGTCCAGGTGGGTGAAATCACCCGCCTGGCCTCATCTTGCTAGCCCTGAGAGGTACGCGCATGACTCTGTATTCGGAAGAGTGGTTTTACCCGAACGGTTCTTTAGCCACGAATCAGCGTGCGATTGTTTTCGGCCCTGGTGACAGCAATCTCGTTGCCTCTATTTACTCTGATGCTGGGCTCACGGTCCCGCTTCCGAACCCGACTACGACAGACGGGTCGGGCGTTCTCACGTTTTACGCCGCTGACGGTACGTACTGGATATGGGTTGGGCCGTCCACTGGCGGCAACGGGGTTGAGGTGACGCTGGGGGCGGCTCCAGGCGATCCTGTCCTGGCCGTAAACGGCGAAGGGCCAGATGGTTTTGGAAACGTTCAGCTTGACGCTGCCGATGTTGGCGCTGATCCTGCCGGCTCCGCCGCCGCCGCCGCCGCCGCGAGTCAACCTATAGCGACGATCGACGCGGCAGGAGATCTATATATCGGGACGGGCAACAACGCTACTACTCGTCTGCCTATCGGTAGTGCGGGGCAGATCCTCACTGTTTCGGGCGGCACGGCGGCGTGGCAGGCCGCGCCTTCAGCGCCTGTTACGTCAGTTAACGGCGAGACGGGCAACGTCACTCTTGACGCTGCCGATGTTGGCGCTGATCCTGCCGGTAGCGCGGCGGCGGTTCTGGCTACATCGCTTCAGAAAGCTTCGAACCTTTCTGATCTCGCTAGTGCTGCTACGGCGCGCACGAATCTAGGCCTCGGTAACAGCGCAACCTTGAACGTTGGTACGACAGCGGGAACGGTAGCGGCGGGCGATGACTCCAGAATTACCGGCGCTCAACAGCGTTCCACCATCACCCAGAAGGGAGGTATCTACGCGGGTACAGGTGCAGCTACTACTGCGGAGTTGGCTCCTGGCGTTGATGGTCGAGTACTCACCACCAACTCGGCTACCTCTACCGGCCTGGAATGGGCGATTCCTGCAACGGCTCCTGTTACGTCAGTTAACGGCGAGACGGGTGCGGTTGTTCTTGACGCTACTGATGTGGGTGCGCTTCCGCTCACGGGCGGCACGATCACTGGGGACGTCCTGTTTTCTGGCGCTACCAGCGATTTGACTGTCCAGGGTGCAACAACCTTGTCTTATAAGACGGTCACTCAGAACGTCATGGAGATGGCCGTCTCGGAGTATTCGACTGGGCTTGTCTCTGGCGGCAATGTGACGATCAACGCTGATCCGACCAAGGTCAACATTTCAGCTATTTTTGGCTATATCGTCGATTCGACTACCGATCCCACTAATCCGACCGTTACGCGTATCGATCTTCCAGCCCAAACTGGGCTGTCTATGACACCAGCATCGCTCGCCCGTCTGGTAACTACGTGGGCGGTAGACGCTACATCGACGATCGTGCAAATCGACTCGACCGTTACCGCCCAACAGCGACGCGACCTACTGATCCTAGGTAGCACGATCCAGTTTGGTGGAGTTATCACCAGGGTCGACCCGACAAAATTTTTCGCACACCACCCTTTCCAACAGACTCTTGACCTCATGCGCTCTCTAAGCCCGTTCGTGATGTCCGGATTGAGTATCACGCCCAACCCTGCGACTCTGACGTTTGGGCGCGCGTCCGGCCAAGTTTTCCTCACGGGCGGGAACGTCGCTGTCGACCTGAAAAGCCCCAACATTGTCAACACAATCACGGTAGCTACGCAAAGTTTTCGGTACGCGACGCAGCTAGCGGGTAGTCTGGGCGCGCTAGGTACCACAGTTATACCGGGCAGTTACGACAATGCCGGCGTGATCACTGCTATCCCTGGTGCCGGTTCTCGGGCGACGCTGCAGAGAATTTTCCTGTTCCCGAACGTGGGCACAACTGGCGTCAACATTCAGTACGGACAAGAGTGGTACAACACTATCGATGATGCTGTAGCCGCTATCGGGACGGCGTCTTTCGTCACCTCTCCGGATCTGGCTAACGCTCTGCCTATAGCTGTAATGGCGGTCCGGAAAGACGCGACGAACCTGGCCGATACTACGCAGGCCCGTTTCTACCCGCTCGGCCGGCTGACTGGTAGCGCGGCGGGTGCGGCGCTCATCTCAGCCCCTGTCACGTCGGTGAACAGTAAAACTGGCGCGGTTGTTTTGGTGCCTTCCGATATCGGCTCGCCCGCCTTGTCGACACTCACCACCAAGGGCGACTTGTATGTCGCTACGGCTTCCGCGACGGTCGCGCGTCAGGGCGTAGGCGCGAATGGTCGTGTTCTGGCGGCTGATTCAGCGCAGACTAACGGGGTTGCCTGGCAGTATCAGCGGAGCTTCTCTGTCTATCCGCGTTCTACAGGTTATGTGCCTGTAGGTGGTGTGCCATTTGTGCGGTCGTCTAAAGCGGCCACTCTGAACAGTATGTTCTTGATTCCGTTTTGGCTTCTTGCGGACGCGACGATTTCCGGTTTGGCGTTTGAGGTGAGTGGCAACGTCGCGACGGCGGTTGTGCGGACTGGCGTTTATGCGGCGGACGCAACAACACTCCTGCCAACTGGGTCTCCGTTGGTCGATAACGGGACGACCGCAGCCGATACGACAGGCACGAAAACGGTGGCGTTCGCATTGGCGTTGTCTGGTGGCGCTCCGTACTATCTGGCGATCGTGGGGCAAACTGCAGCGCCCACGTTGCGTCACGCTGCGGGGCTGTCGCCGATTGTGTCGAACACAACGTTCCCGTCTGGGTCGGGTGCCGGGTGGAACAACGCGTTTGTCCAGACCGGTGTTTCTGGCGCGCTTCCGGCAATTGGTGTGCTTGCTGATAATGACGCGCCGCTTGTTGGTCTGAAATTCTAGGAGGAAGTCATGCCTACTACGCCTAGTCCAGTCTTCGTCGGTCAATTGGTGCAGGTACCCATGGTCCCCGGTAGCAATGGCGGCGAGGTTTCGTCGCCGGCGGTCGTTACCGCTGTCGGGGAGGAAGCTGAGGGTGGTGGTGTTCCGGTAAACGTGCGCGTGTTTTCCAATGGGGTAACGGATTTTGGTGTTATCGAAGTGACGTACTGCCTGTATGACGGTGAGGCAATCGACCTTGGGTTCACTGGTGACGATAGTGACATTCCGTTGGGCGCGTGGCCACTCGATTACACGTGGGTCTAGGAGGCAGATATGCCAGTCATACCGCTCCCTGTAGTCAACCCGCTGCCTCCGGGCGCGGAAGGCTGGTGTGGTTGGGACGTTGAGCCTGCCGACTTGTGCCCGGACTGGGACACATACACGGAGGCGCAGCAAGAGACCGCGCTGAGTATCGCAACCCTGGTCATGTGGTCGGCTACTGGCCGTAGGTATGGGCCGTGTGAGATCACTGTCCGTCCGTGTCAGGATCAGGGTTACGGGGAAACCTATCGGGTGTTTCCTGCATGGTGGGGGGGGGATTCCGGCTGGTCGGGTTCGTTGCCGTATCTGTGGGGCGGAGTCTGGTACAACGGGTGCGGTTGCGGGGATCGATGCTGTTGCGCGCCGCGTTGTGAGGTGATTCTCGATGGGCCTGTCTCCTCGATCACCGAGGTTCTAGTGCGAGGTGATGTCGTTCCCGATGATGAGTATCGGGTGGATGTTGCTGGTGGCTCATACCGGCTCGTGAAGCTAACGGATGGCTGTTGGCCTACATGTCAGGATTTTGATCAAGGGCAGGATGGCGCGGACGCGTTCGCGGTGACGTACACGCGTGGCGCGCAGGTTCCGACATCACTACTACGGGCGACCGGGCTCCTTGCGTGCGAGCTAGGTAAGGCGATCGTGGGCGCGCCATGTGCTTTACCTCAGCGCCTATCGTCGCTCACACGTCAAGGCGTGACAGCGGAGTTCGTAGCGACCGAACTAGATGTATCAACGTTCCAGACGGGTATTAACGAGGTCGATATGGTGATCCGTGCGCTGAATCCGTCGCAGCGCACTCGACCCCCGGTTGTGATCTCTCCGGATTCGTTTACCTCTCGTGATCGTATGACGGTTATTGGTCCGGCGTAGGAGGCATCATGGCTGCACACTATGAGCGTGAGTGGTGGTATCCGGACGGCGCGGGCACTCTGGCGACGAATCAGCGTGCGATTGTTTTCGGCCCTGGTGACACGAACCTTCTTGCGACGATCTACGCGGACGCGGGGCTCACGGTCCCGTTGCCGAACCCAACCGTGACTGATCCGGTAACTGGCGTCCTGGAGTTCTATGTACCAGACGGGTATGACACGTATTGGATTTTTGTTGGCCCCGTAGGTCAGGGCGAGAGCGAGGAATGGTCTACGGCTGGCGGTGGGCCGTTTGTGGAGATCGCTGGGGACATGATGACCGGCGCGCTTCAGATCAATCAGACTGGGGAGAGTCCTGGGTATCCGATTGGCCCTACGGCGGCGATCGATACTGGCCTTGATGTTTTGTCGTCTTTCCTCGGCGGGGACGATGACGGGAACCCGGCGCACTATGACAGCACTGGTCGTATCAATCTGTACTCATACCAGCGGGCGAATTTCTATTCGTGGGGCGAGTCGATACGGCACTTCCTGATGAAGGCCAACGCGAAGATCATGCACGCGTGGTACTTCCCAGACGGCGGGTATGACGGTAACGGGGACCCGGTAGGGGATTTCGTGCCGGTTGTGTGGGCTGGCGCGCACTGGGAAGCTAACGACGGGTTGAGCCTCCACAAGCACTGGTCGGTGGAAACGCCGGATAGCGGTGGCGCGATACAGACGCGCTTTGAAGTGAGGTACGGAGACCCGAATGATCCGAACGCTATAGCTGGCCTGGATAAGACGCTGGTCGCTACTAACCTTTGTGATTTCGTGGTGCGCTGCTCGAACGGCCAGGAGCTGCGTCTATCGGCCAACGACTCGCACGATAAGCAAATCATGTTCTCCCTCGATCATGAGGGCGATACCGCATATAGGCGCTGGGCGCTCCGGGTCACATCTACCGATGCTGATTTCCAGCTCCGTCGATACGACGACACTGGGGTTTTCCTTGATTCGCCGATCGCTGTCGATCGGGGCACGGGCCTTGTGTCGATTGGCGGCACTTCAGGGACTGCGGACGGCCTGAATGTCACACGTGATGGGAACACGGCGTGCACGATCGCAACCACAGCAGACGGAACCGCGACTCTCGGAGTGCTGGTCATCAACCCGTCCTCGGACTCTAAGCGGGCCGTGGATATCCGCTTGACAGGCGATTCCACTAGTCGGATACGCCTCGATACGTCCCTAGGTACAGGAGGGGGCACTATCACACTCGGCAACGGGACATTAGCTGACACCAATATGTACAGGTCAAACCCGGGTGTCGTGAAAACCGATGGGGCCTTTCAGGCAACCACATCGCTACGGATCAACACGACGTCCCTCGGTTCCGGTGTTGGCGTGCTAGCGATTGCGAATGCGACGTCGACGCCCTCCGGGACGCCTTCGGGCGGCGGAGTGGTCTACGTTGAGTCGGGTGCACTCAAATACAAGGGGTCGGCTGGCACTGTTACGACGATCGCACCGGCCTAGGGGGAGACGTGACCGAGGACCCAACAGTCAGCGCAGACCAGATGATCGTGGCGTTGCGCCGTGATTGGCCTGCACAGTACGAGATCACTGCCCTGAGGCTCGCAGCAACAATCCAGACGCAGCGGATAGCGGATCTGGAGCGTGCGCTCACCGAGGCTATGGAGGTTCGCTGTGAGTGTGGCTGACCCGCTAGTGATGCCTCTCGCGCTGGAACTCCTCGCGTGCCTGGATACTGAGGTGGCGCGGGTCGCGTATCCCCCGGCGCGGGTTGGCCTGCGACCTGGGTCAGTGGTTGACCTTCTGGTGAGCACGACTAGCGATGAGTGCTGTGAGGGGTCGGCGTGGGTACGTCCGGTCACGTTCTTCCCGGCAGGGTCGGTTTTCCCCGCGCAGGACAGCGTTCCGAGCACTCCTAACCCAGCATCGTGGGCGATCACCTTTGAGTTGGGTGTTGCGAGGTGTTCGCCGACTCCACCGGAGACCGCTATACCTAGTCCCGCAGAGTGGGATGAGGTCGTGCAGCGGGTGATGGATGATGCGGCGGCGATGCGGCGCGCGATCTGTTGTTTCATCGCCGCCGATCCGGTCCCGCGTTCCCGGTCGGTTCTTTTTGGCGCGTGGTCTCCGCTGGATGTTGAGGGTGGCTGTGTGGGCGGGACTATGGAGGTTACGGTTCGCGGTCCGGCGTGCGACTGTGCCGACGTCGGAGGTTCGTGATGGCGCGCGGAAACGTTTCGGTTGATAGCACTGGTGTTCGGCGTGACGCGGACGAGGTCGCCGCGATCCGGATAAGACGCACTACGCGGCGGATACTGAATCGCTCGACGATCCTGTGTCCGGTAGATACGGGTCGTCTGCGCGCTAGTGGACGTATGGATATGGGTATGGGCCCGAAAGGCCCTAAGGGGACTGTGTCGTATCCGGTGCAGTATGCGGCGGCGGTGCATGACGGGTCGAGTCCTCATGTCATCAAGGCGAGGAAGGCTAAAGTGCTGCGGTTTCGGGTGGGTGGTCGGACTGTGTACGCGCGTCAGGTGATGCACCCGGGTTCGGCTGGCCGTCCGTTTCTGCGTGATGCGGCGAAAGAAGTGGCCCGTGCTGAGGGGTTGACGTTCCGCTACTCTGCGAGATGACACACTTCTAGGAGGAGCCATGACAACCACTCAAGCCGCATCGCCGGTGCTACCGAAACCGCCATCGGTTGACGTCGAAGTCAAAAGCGTTGATTTTCATGGGCGCTCAGTGAAGGTCAGGCAGCCGACTCCGGATCAGTTGATGGCGTGGGATCGGCTGTTGTCGCGTCTTGATGCGGCGTCATCTCAGGGTATGAGTGCGGATGAGGCCAGGAAGTTGTGGGGCCGGTGCCTACTGATCATCAATTCGACGATTGCTGATGACGATGATCGGGAGTGGCTGGAGGACCGTCAGCTTGATGGCACGGTGACGGTGGAGGAATGCGCACAGCTGGTTGTCCACGCCGTTTCGCTTTATGGCGGAGAGTCCGGCACGTCGGATAATCGGCGTGCGCGGCGCGCGAAAGCCTAGACGTGCCGGATATTGATCCGATAGCGTCGTTTCGTTCATGGTCTATCGAGGTGGCGGTGGGCCCGTATGCGGTGAAAGTCCCTCCACTTCCTGCGTCCGAGTGGCTGCCGTTGCTGATGTCTGCCGATCTGTTGGGGACGCTGGAGCTTGATGCAGGGTTTGATTTGACGGATGCGTTGTTCAGTGGCGTTAACGCGGATGATGCGCGCGCTGCTGCGGTGGAAGTGGTGGTTGCTGCTTCCGGTAGGTCGGCGTGGTCTGCCGTGGCGTTAGCGATGATCGCGAAGACGTATTGGGCTTCGGTGGGGGCCGATTTGGCGCGGCGCGGTATCCGCTGGGATCAGGTCTCGCTGGGTCTCGCGCTAGACGCTATCTATGGGTCGCTAGCCGCGCAGATGGACGAGAAGGGGCTAACGCGACTCAATGCGACGCTAGAGAATCCCCCGCCGGAGTTCGGGGCCTCCCCGCAGGTTGCGCAGGCGCCGAGGAAGCGAGTCGGGAAGCCGCTGCCAGCCAACGCCGAGCAGTACGTTCAGACACGCCCCAAAACTGTGCTACGCAGACCGCAGGACCGCCAACGCGGCGGGCCCGCTTCGACCACTGGGCAACCTGCCTAACGCGCTGGTAATGGTCAGCGGACTTTCTTCCACCTCCGGGCCGGTTTGCGGCTAGCGCGCGGTACATGGATTCTTCCGCGCCCCATAGCGCGTGCGCGGCTAATAGCGTCACTTGACGTAAGTCGAGGCTTGATAGACGTACCGGAACTCGCGGGGTTTTCGTCGCCTCGTAGGCAAGTTTCGTGAGGCGCGGTTCATCGTCGCGGACTTCGATCGCTACTTCTAGCGCGTATCCGTCTCCGAGCACACGGACGCTGTGCACTCCGGTAACTTCTACGACCGCGCGGGAGAGATCCATACGGACAGATTAGACCAGTTGTCAGGGTCGGATCAGTCATCTCTGACACCCGTCGTGACGATACTGGGTGCATGGCTATGCGCGGTTCGATTGAGGTTGCTGTCGAGGCTGATACCACTGGTCTTGCGGGGCGTCTCCGCGCGCAGCTAGCAACCGTGCTGAAGAAGGTCCCTACTCCGAAGCTTCCCGTCAAGATTGATGAGAAGCAGCTCGTGCGGGACGCTCAGGGAAGACTACGAACTTTAGATGGCAGGTTCGCAGCCGAGGGCAAAAAGATCGGCTTCAATTTCGGGTCGTCTTTCTCTCAAGGTTTCGCGAAAGGCACTGACGGGCTGAAGGCGTCCGTTCGCGGCTTTTCTACCGCGCTTAAGGCTGGCGTCGTCGCGGTTGGCGCGTTGGGGCTCGCGGCGGCCGGCGCGTTCGCTGGCGCTGGTGCGCTATTACCCGGTCTGATAGCCGGAATCGCCGCTATCGGTATCGGATTCGCTGCGCAGGCAGAAGGCGTGGCGCAGGCATTCACTAGCCTAAAAGACAGTGTTCAGGAGGGTCTACAAGAGGCCAGCGCAGTTTTCCAGCCGGTGCTTATTTCGCTAGCTGGAGCCTTCCAGAAGGCTTTTAACGCGGTCCTTCCCGCGATCACACAGATCTTCGCGAAAATCGCTCCCGCAGTTCAGACTTTCGGACAGCAGTTAGCGAACGCGCTCGTTCCGTTCGTTCAAGCGCTGGTTCCTGTGGTCGGCAATCTGCTGCCAGCGTTCGCCGCGATCAGCGCGAGTCTAGGTCCACTTTTGCTGGGCGTCGCTAGCGCAATGCAGGATATATCTGCCTCTGTTGGCGCGGTAGCTCCTCAAATCGGTCAGATGATCGCCAGTATCGGCGGCCTGGTGGCGGCCTTGGGGCCGTTGATCGCCGGTTTGGTTCAGGCTGGCGCGCCGGTAATGGGGCCTCTCCTAGCCTTGATTACACGCCTCGTATCAGAACTTTCGGCTGCGCTGGTGCCTACGCTGGAACGTCTCGGCCCGGTAGTGGGGCAGATTTTTACTGCGCTTCTCCCGTTGGTGGGAGCTTTTGGCGATGTCGCCTCGGCGATTCTGCCTCTTCTCGTTCCGTTAGCTGAGCTGATCGCACGACTAGTTTCCGGGCTTACTCCGGTACTCGCGCCGCTGATCGCGTTCCTCAGCCAGTTCGCGGCGCGGGTGGGCGGCGTGTTGCTCGTGGCGTTGCAAATGCTGCTTCCGCCCCTTACGGAACTGATTCGTACGCTATCGGCGCAGCTCATGCCGGTGTTGCCGGAGATAGCTGACGCGTTCGTTCAGGTTCTTGCGGCGCTCTTGCCGCTGGTGCCGCCAATGGTTCAACTCATTGAGGCAGTGATCCCGCTGGTGCCGCTGATCGTGCAGTTGGCTGCCGCGTTCATCACTGGCCTCGTGCCGGCGATCATTCCACTCATTGAAATCGTCGTGAAAATAGCTGTGTTCCTCACTCAGCTGCTCGTGCCAGCTATTCAGGCTGTGATTACCGTGATCGGCGCGATAGTGGGAGCTATTGGCGGGTTGATCGGCTGGTTTGGGCGCGCGCTGGGCGCGGTGCTCGGGTTCGTCAATGGCTTGTACGGGGCGATCGGCTCACTACCTGGTCGCATACAGGGATTTTTCTCTTCGGCGGGGAGTTGGCTGTATGAGGCTGGGAAAAATATTATTCAGGGCCTGATCCGTGGTATCGGGGCTATGGCCGGTGGTGTGGTTAGCGCTATCTCTGGGATCGTCGGATCGATTCGTGATCACCTTCCGTTCTCGCCTGCGAAAGTTGGGCCGCTGTCGGGGAGTGGCGCGCCGGAGGCTTCGGGGCAGCGGATCGCGATGGGGCTCGCATCTGGTATAGCCGGTCAACAACAGCTTGTGCAGTCAGCTATGGATTCGCTGATGGCTGACGTTGCGGCCCCTACTGTTGACGCTGCTGGGGTTGCTGCGGGCGAGTCGCGTGGTGTGCGGGTGTGGCCGTCACAGGATCGGGCGAATTCCGGCATGGCGATCACGATCAATTCGTCTGGTACGCCGCTTGATGATTTGCTGGTTGAGATCTTGTCGGGCGCGATTCGTGATCGTGGCGGCGTGGTGCAAAAAGTGCTTGGCCGGTCTCGTCTTGGCGTGGCTTAGGAGTTAGATATGCCGATTCTTCCTTTCCCTAGCCCCGTGCCGGACCCTAGCGCTCCGGTGTGCGACCTGACGGGGCCCTACGCCTATGACCTGTCGGTGGAGGTTTTGTGGGTCCCGACGATTGCGGATACTCAGGCCCCGACTAGTACAGAGATCGCGACTGGCGTTTCGTTGCTGGGGTCTCCGTACGATTTGACGGACATTATCGGTTGGGAGCTAGAGTCCGATCGGATTGACGATAATCGTTGGGGACCCCAGGTTGGGCAGCGTTTGGGGCAACAGGCAGTGTCGGACGCGGAGCTGAGGTTCACTGCCGGTCGCGACGGTATTGACGTGCGGGCGCTGTGGTCTCGGGGTAGCTCAGGCAACGTGGTTTTCCTGCCGTCCGGCCCGTATTTGGAGCACCCGACGTCCCCGGTGCAGGTCTTCCCGGTACGGGTAGCGTCGGTCATTCAACGGCAGGCGCTCAGGCAACCAGCGTCTATTCTGCGTGCGCTGTTCGCGGTTCAGCCTGGTGTCGGCAATAACGTTTTGGTTGCTGGTCCGTAGGAGGCTCGCGTGGCATTGATGGGTGCACTGGTTGACAGCTTCTCGGGCTCGTCTTTGAACACTGCGTTGTGGTCGGCTACGGATGGCGCTGGGACGCTGTCGTTCCAGGCCGGATCGCGGTACACGTTCATCGTTGAGACTGGGGCGACTAGCGCTACGCGCTTGACCTCGGTCGCCTCGTACAACCTGACAGGGTCTCATCTTCACGTGGAGCTGATTGATCCTGGCGTTGCTGACCCGGACCTTGATTGCTACGCGCTGTGCGTGACGCAGACAGCGACAGATCTTGATGATGCTTTGTATTTCCTGGTGTCTGATGGGACTCTGTACGCCTATAGCACGGTGGGGGCTGTTGCGAATCTGGTGGCCTCTGCCGCGTATGACGCTACGGCGCATCGATGGTTGCGTATCCGCGAATCGGATGGGTTCGTATTTTTTGAGACCGCTGGGGGGGTTCGCGGGCCGTGGTTGACGTTCGGAACATTGGCGACGCCAATTACAGTTACGGCGCTGTATGCGCGGTTTGGGCTAGCCACTACGGCGGGGCTCGGAACAGCGAAGCAAGCATCGATCGCTAACGTTAACTACACGGCTATAGCGGAGCCGGAGTTCCCATACGGACAAGAGATTCCCGCAGGTATCGAATTCGCGTTCGGGGTCGATCCGGCTTCTGACCCTTCGACGTGGACGTGGACTGATGCGTCCGAGAATTTCTTGTCGCAGTCGCTGAGCGTGTCCAGGGGCCGACAGAACGAGTCGGATGATGTGACGCCCACCTCGGTGTCGCTTAGGCTGGATAACAACAGTGGGGACTACACGCCAGATAATCCGGGTTCGGCCTACTACCCGTATGTGGACGTTGGGACCCCGGCGAGGTTGTGGCTTGATGTTGGGTCGACTCGGTTGCGACTTGCCACGCAGACGTTTGGGCGCGCACAGGTGGATTACACGCCGGCTTATGTGGTGACTGGCGACATCGACGTGCGTATAGATGTATGCCTTGGTGCGATGTCGTATGACACTATCGACGGCATACTGATGTCTGTCTATGATGCGCCGGGTGGCGGTAGATCATGGCGGTTGTCGTTTCAGCGGGATGCAAAACTCTCGCTGGAATGGTCAGAAGATGGCACTTTCGGTACATATCATCAGGCCCTCACCGCCACGCCTTTTATGCCCTTCTCGGCGCGGACGGTAATCCGCACGACGCTAGATGTAGATAACGGCGCGGGGGGCTGGACGGTCACGTTCTACAGCGGCGAATCCATGACGGGCCCGTGGACGCAGTTGGGCCCGGAGATCACGGACGCGGGCGTTACTAGCATTTTCGCCTCAACGACGGATCTGGTTGTCGGTAACGAGTCTACGCAGACCGATAATCGGTGTCCGCAGGCTAGCGTCTACGCGGCGCAGGTTCGGGACGGCATAGACGGGACTGTGGTCGCCGATCCTGTTTTCGTTGATCAAGCGTCGGGGGCACCGGCTTTTGTGGACTCGACTGGTTTGCTGTGGCAAATGGCTGGTGGGGCTGAGCTGACGCGGCGTGCCTACCGGGTGCAGGGGACGGCGGATTCGTGGGAGGCGGTATGGCCGTGGGGTGATTTGTCTGAGCAGCAAGGCGCGGCGGGGTTCGACGTTGGTGAGGCGCGCACGGATGTTGGGCTGGCGGGAATCCTGCGGAGACTCAGCGCAGGCCAGCTTCCGCTTGAGTCTGCGCTTCGACGGTCCCAGAGTTCGGACATCACGGTTCGGTCGTATTGGCCGATGGAGGATATGCGGGAGTCGCAACAGATCGCGTCTGGGCTCGACGGCGGTCATCCGCTGGCGATATTCGGGGAGATAGATTTCGCGTCCGAGGACTCGCTTCTTGGCTCTAAGTCACTTATGAGGTTCAAGTCGACAGGTTCTCTCGCTGGCCCGGTCGCTGGCCCGTTTTCGGGGCACTGGATTGCTGACTGGTATGTGTACATACCGGAGGCGACGGCTTCTCAGACAACAATCCTGTGGGTTTTCACGACGGGCACAGTGTTCTTATGGCAGATATCGATCGACGGCACAGACATTCTCATAGATGGATATGACGCTTTCGGGGCTTCTGTTGTTGCTGACGCTGCGACCGATTTTTTCGTCGGGCAATGGTGTCACGTGCGGCTTTTCGTTCAGCAAAACGGGGCGAACATCGATTGGACGGTGGCGTACTTCCCGATCGGTGGGTCTGGGTTTGGTTTCAGTGGGTCACTTGCTGGGTCGGTTGGTCAACCAACGGGGGTGCAGGTACCGAACTCCGCTGGGATCGATGGCATCGCTATGGGGCATCTGGCTTTCGTGGACGCTCTGGACTCCACCCAGGGCGACGCTGCCGATGGATGGTCGGGTGAAACTGCGGTTGAGCGGATTAATCGTCTATGCGGCGAGGAGGGAATTTCGGTTGCGTTCGTTGGTGACCGGGGGACGTCGGCGCGAGTAGGCGCGCAGCGCGTTGCGACGCTGGTCGATTTACTGACGGATGCCCAGGACGCTGACGGCGGCATTTTGTATGAGGATACGGAACGATCGGGCCTGATCTATCGGACCAGAGAGTCGTTGTATAACCAGCCGCCGAACCTGGTGCTTGATGGTCTGCAGGGGCAGGTATCGAATCCGTTTTCGCCGATCCTCGATGATCGCCTTCTGCGGAACAGTTTGACTATCTCCCGGACGGGCGGTTCGTCGATTGTGGCGCGTGATGATGTCTCGATTGCGCGGCGCGGAACGTACACGGGGTCAGGGACTCTGAACCTGGAGCGGGATATCGATTTGGTGGAGGCTTCGGGCTGGCTTGTGCATTTGGGCGCACGCCCTGGTAGTCGGGTCCCTTCTGTGTCAACGAATCTTGGTGTTTCGCCTGAGCTGATTGACGCGTGGTTGACGGTCGATTCTGGTGCGCGGATTCGCGTTGAGGGGCTTCCTCCGCAGCTGTCGACTGTGGGGGCGGTTGAGCTTCTCGTTCAGGGGTATCGGGAGCAGTTTGGGCCGTACACGTATACACCGCAGGCGAACACGACCCCCGCCGATTCGTGGGATGTGTTGGAGATTACCTCGTATCCGGAGGATTTGACGCCGGTGGCTTATGAGTGGCGGTTGGATCCGGACGGGTCGTATGTGGCTGTCGATGCCGCTTCGGCCGATACGACGCTCACGATTCGTACACCGGTTGGGCCGGCGTGGAGCACGGACGTGGCTGAGGTTCCCGTGGATATCGAGGTTCTTGGGGAGCGGATGACGGTCACAGCTGTGGGGGCCGTGGCCGGTTCGGCGGAGTTCGTGGGTGCGGGTAACTACGGTTCCTCGGCTACGGTGTCGCACGTAGCCCCGTCGGTGACGGCGGCTAATTCCGGCGACATGCTGATTTGTGCGTGGTCGTCTTCGTCGGCGACGGGTACGTACGCACTGCCGGCTGGCATGACGATCGGCGCTTTGACTGATGAGGCGAACTCTTTCGAGGACGCGACTAAGACTCTGGTTGCGTCGGGTGCGACGGGTACGCAGACCGCAACGTTTTCGGTCGCGCAGCGGTACGCGGCGGTGTCAGTGATCGCGCATGGTTCTGGCGGGCCGACTGTTGAGGAAATGGTCAGTGGGTCGAGCGCAACCGAGGAGCTGACGCTGACGAGTACGGTGTCTGCCGAAGTTGGCTGGTGGGTGTTGGTGTTGCATGGCTGGTCTGCGGACTCGGGGAACAATATGGGTGCTCCGTTGGGTGCTGGCTGGTCGGCGGTGGCGGATTCTGCGGACACACTGTCGAATACGGCGCGGGTGCGGGCGTGGGCGCGTGAGGTTGATGAGGCTGGCGTTCAGTCGGTGACGCTGCCGTGGCTCACGGGGCTGAGTGGACATGGCAGGCTGTATCTGTTGTCGGGGGTTACGGGGTTCACTCAGGAGTTGACGGTTGCCCGTGGCGTGAATGGTGTCTCGCGTGCGCATAGTGTGGGTGAGTCAGTCGATTTGTGGTATCGACCGGCGCTAGCTAGATAGAGGAGACCTCATGCCGTTCACGTCGATTCAGCGCCCAACGGCGCGTCAGATGAATACGATCATCAATACGGAGGATGTGAAATTCACGGTCAACTTCTCATCGACGAGCACGTCGTATATCGATTTCACGGGCGCTTCGCTCTCGTTCGACAAATTGATGGGTAGCACTGAGTCGGATCTGCGTGTCACTCTGTCGGCTGCCGGGTTCTTGTTGGCCACGCCTTCCGTCAACTGCACGCTGGGAGTAAATGTTGACAGCACTGATTACGACGTCAGTTTGATGCGCTTCAATGACGCCGGTATTCACCATGCGTGGACGGACTGGAGCCGCATATCAAGCATCTCTGCTGGCACGTACACGATTCAGGTGCGTGCGAAAAACGATACTGCCGCGCGTACAGTGACGTTTTTGACGGCTGGTTCTGGCGGACGTCTGACGATGCGCGTTGAGGAGATCCTTCTGTGAGGCTGAGTGTCTCCGTGATGGCACATCCTGATAGGCACGCGCAGGTTCAGCGGATGCTGATGCGGTTGGGGCGCAGTCCGGGGGAGGTTCCGGTTTCGTGGGATGCTCTGGGCAGCCCGACGCGTAGTCATGATCGCGTGTGGGCTAATGCGCGGTCCGCGTGGATGATGCACGATCCGGAAGCTGATTGGCATTTGGTGCTACAGGATGATGCGCTGGTGTGCCCGGGGCTGTTGGGGATGCTCGCGGATGGGCTGGAGTGGGTGTATCCGCGCGCTGTCGTTTCGCTGTATCTCGGAGACGTGAGGCCTGCTCCTACAGTGTGGGCAGGTCTTGCGCGCCGCGCGGATAGTGTCGGGGCGGCGTGGGTTGTGGGGCCGAAGTTGTCGTGGGGGTTAGCGGTGGTACTGCCGGTGCACGCTATCGAGCCGATGATTGCCGAAGGGGATCGTCTTGGTGGGGTTCCGGATGATATGCGTATCGGTCGCTGGGCTCATCTGGCTAGATACGAGTCGTGGTACACGTGGCCGTCGCTGGTGGATCACGCTGCGGGGGAATCGCTGGTGGGGCACACGGTGGTACGTCGTGCGCGCAGGTTTGTGGGCGAGGACGGCCCGGTTGAGTGGCATCCTGCGGGGCCCGTGGTGCGTAGATAAGCGTCAGCCCCGGCACTCTTCGCCGGGGCTGACGTGTTCACGTTCGGTTAGTGGTTTTCGTCGTTGTCTGTCTTTTTCGATTTGATTGGCATGAGTATCCCCCGGAACCTGTTGCCGGCCTTCCAGCGAACTCCCTGTCCTTCCCCAGTGAAGGCGAGTTCGATCGGCCCGTGGTCGGTGGTTTTACCGAAGGCGGCGAGTAGCTTGGGGCTGAAATTGACGCCCGGTAGATACGCTTCGATGTTGTCGTACCGGGCCAGGAGATTATGCAAGTCGCCTTCAGGATCGTCGTTTGATCCTGGCCGTGGCTTGCCGCGTCCGGCTGCGGCGAACGTTAGCGGTGTCCACGCTGGGCCGCCTGATGGGCGGCGGAAGATAATCTTGTAAGTGTTTTCCGGCACGCTATCCGTCTCGACTGTGATGGATATAGGCGCGCCTTGTTTTTTGTTTCCTTTCAGCGCGAACGCTTTGATGATGTTTTGAGCGTCAGTGAGGCGTATACGGACGGAGAATTCTGCTGACTGGTCTGCTTCATATAGGGCGATGATGGGCGCGTCTTCGCTGTCGTCTGCTTCTTCGTCGTCTGGTGTCCAGGTGCGCTCGGCGACGGCGAACATGTTGTGCGCGTGGCCCGTCAAGATGCCGTCGCGGAGTTCGAGGCGCACGCAGTTTTGTGCGGGCAGTTCCTCATCGGTGCTAGCGAATGGGACAAGATCTGTGAGGAGTTTCCGTAGTTCCAGGGTCGACATTGTGATCATGATGTGTGGTCCTCTCTATTTTCCGTAGCCGCGTTGCCTGAGCTTGCCGCGCTCTGTCTCGTCTAGTCCTCCTGCTATCCCGTAACGGAGTCCTGTGGTTAGTGCCCACCGTAGGCAGTCAGTGGCGACCGGGCAGTGGTAGCAGACCTGTTTTGCTGGCCGCATTTCGTGGATTCTCGCCGATCCTGATACCGATGTTGGGAAGAAAAGTTCCGGGTCGACTTCACGGCAGGCTGCTAGGTCACGCCAGTGGCTACCGACTGATGGTGCACCTTCCGGGTGTTCTGCGGTTGGGGCTAAGGGAGGAGAAAGCTCCGCTTTTTTCACGTCGTGGTCCTGGTGGCTAGTTGGGGCATTGCGGCTTCAGCGAGATCGTCCATGATGTCTCGCACGCCCGGTTTGGGTCGTATCTGGATTGATCGTGGTTCGCCTCCTGGGTAGTACGCGACACCTGGCACGGGTTCTCCGTCGGGTGAGACGGGTTCGTCTCCTCGGGTGAGTAAATCGGCGGTGAGGTGT